ACAGTTAAATTTATAATTGATGGTACAGATTATTCAACCTTAAGAATTGCAAAAGCTGATACTAGCGTTTATACATATCCTAATTGTGTAGAAATTTCTTATTATGCATTAAACGTGGAGGATTAAAAATGGATGGAACAAGTGTAGCATTAACTATCATTAGTGTTTTAGGTACTATTTCTAGTATCATTTTTGCTTTTCTAGCTTTTAGAAGAAATGATAAAAAGGACACTCGTGATAGTGGAAAATCAGAAGGAGTCCTATTAAGCGAGATAGGTTATATTAAATCATCAATTGATAGGATAGAAAAGAACCTGGATAGATTAGAAGAAAGATACTCTAATTTATCTAATAAAATTGTTAAGGTTGAAGAATCAGTAGCTCAAGCACATAAAAGAATTACTGAACACATTAATGACACTTTAAAACATGGAGGACATTTACATGAATGATATTTTATTAAACATTTTATCTGTGGTAGTAACGGCAGTTATTTTACCACTTATTTCTTTTGCAGGAACAAAGCTTATATCTTGGCTTAATACTAAGGTAAAAGATGAGAATGCAAAGGTACAACTCACAGTTGCAACTAACATCGTAACAAATGCTGTATTATCAGTATTCCAAACTTACGTTGATAGTTTAAAAGCGTCTGGAAGTTTCAATGAAGAAGCTCAAATTGAAGCGTTAACCAAAGCAAAAGATATCGCACTTTCACAAATGACAAAAGAAGTGCAAGACTACATTACTAAAAACTATGGTGATTTAGAAAGCTGGTTAACTACTCAAATTGAAGCAACTATTAAGCTGTTAAAGAATAAATAGCAAAGAGCCCATAAAAGGTAGAAATACTGAGTAGTGGGCTGTTTTTGTTATCCAAATTTATATACTTTATTGTCGAAATATGATATAATTAGAAGACGATTATTGTTAAATATTTAAATCGAGGTATAATTATGGAAAAGCAATTAAAAACAAAAGGTGCAGTACTAAAAGAACTAGGTATTACATCATTTAAAAATCTAACAGATGAAATAGGAAATCGACTTGCTGGTATGGTAGGTAGAATTAAAGATGATGTTAGAACAGAAATTTTTAATGAATTGTCAAATTCCGATGAAATAAAGAAAAAGGTTATTGCTGAATTATCTACTGAAGTAGTAGGTTTGTTAAAAGAATGTAAAGAATCAAATAGAAAAACAATAGAGGCTCATAAAGTGGCTATAGATGCTCTAGCTAAGACTAGTGAATCAAGACCGTTAAATACCCAAGAAACACAACAACTTTTTGAGTTAACAAGCGAAATGAATAAAATCAATAAAAACTTTGGAAATACGATAGTTAAAATTTTTGGGATAGCTGGCATTGCTGGAGTAGCTATATACGGTGCTAAATGTTTGAAGGATGTAGCCGTAGCATGCATTAACAAAAAATAAAATGTTTTCAAATAAGAAGGGATTGTTTTGGGTATTTATGAAAAAGTTAGCAATGTTATTTTTAGTTATGTTTTCTTTTATATTAGCTGGTTGTGGGCAAAATTCCAAAATAGATGGAATGAAAATTACATATGAAAGAATAAGTTATGAAGATAAAGAAAATTATGGTGTTATAGAAGGCAATGATATTATTCTATATGTTGTTGCATCAAGTGGTAGTTATACACCTTCTGTTAAAGATTTAGATTTAGAAGATGGTATTTTAGAAGTTGATGTTGAATTAAGTGCGAAGGGAAATATGGTTACTTGCGATATGGCATTATGGAAAATTACTATCGATTCAACTGAAAAATATGTAAGTGGTGTTAATTCGATAAACGTAGAAGTTGAAATAGTAAAATATTCTGGTGGTATGTATTTAATTAGATATCCTGGAAAGTCCGCAGGATATAAAGTGAGAGAATCAAGACTTTATAAAACTGAAGCAGAGGCAAAACAAAATATAAGGAAATAAAACTATGAAAAGAGTTAACATGAATAAAGCACAATTATTTGGTGACAAAGATTCGTTTGAAATAATCATGAAGTATATGGGTGAAAAATATTATTATTCATTACATGAAGTAGTAACTGATTATGAAGAAGAACCATTTATAAATTTAATTCATTTGCCAGAAATGGCAAGAGTTAAACAAGCTTTAGAAGAACTTGATCTGAATAAACCTTTAACTGATAAAAGTATAATATTGTTATTTAACAGAGATATAAAAGGTGGTTGGTGCTCAAGAGGAAATCCTCATTTGTGGCAAGCAATATCTAGAGAATTTACAGATTTAGATTTACCAATAAGTGTAGATGAGTTTGAAAGCGTTTATAGAAAAGCATATGAAAAATATACTGGTATTGATTTTGATGATCCAGAAGATTCTTTTTATATGAAAGAGTTTGCTCATGGTGGCATGTCTAGTGGAATCATTACCAGAACTTTCTTTATTGAAGAACTTGAGAGATTAAAAAAAGAAATTAAAAAATTAAATCATTTGAGCTAATTAAATTATTATGCTAATATGTACTTGAACTGATCATGACAGTTCCCTAGATTGCACTAAGTTATGGTGTTGCATCGCATTCAAGTACCTATGGGCGATAATAGATAGCTGTACGCAAGATTAAGGCAATTAATCAGGTAATGACCTCAACCGAAATAAATGAGGTCTTTTTTTCTACTCATAATTCTAGACTTTTTGTTATTTTTGTAGTATAATTTAAGTACCATAAAGATAGGTACGAGAGACAAGCTCGATGACTGCCAACCAACCTATTAAGTTAGGTGGTAAAGCTTGAATGATGGGAACATATAATGCAATACTTTTTGTTTATTATGCTCTTATCATTACGATGGGAGCTTTTTCTTTATGAGTTTTTAATGGCATACAGGAGGAAAATTAAAATGTCAATGAAGAAACTTGAAGAAATGACTGAAAGAACATTAAAAGAATTATGTGGTCTATGCTTAAAGAAAGGTGAAAAAGGAAAACTTCACGAGTTATGTGTAAAGTATGGGATACCGATAACTTATCCTAGTTTATTTGCAGATGACACTCATTATTATTTATGGGGTATTAAAAAAAATGGTATAGGTTTAATCAGTACCGTTATTATGAATTGCTTAAGTGAAAATAATGGAAAGATAGTCCATTCACTAGAAGAATTAGAAGAATATTTGAAAGGATTATAATTATGAGAAATATACATGATCCAGGTGAATATCATAAATATAAAAGTACAACAGGTGGCTCTGAAAATAAAGGTTCAGGTGGTGGAGGTTGGAAACCGTCAGGACTAGGTTGGGTTGTTATTGTAATTGTAGTTATTATGCTAATATCATTTATTAGTGATGGAGCAAGTTGGGAAGCAATAGATACTTTATTAGGTTTAGGATTTTTAGCTTATTTATTTTTTAATTGGATTAGCAAATAATGTTATTTTTATGGTATACTATAACAAATCTTGAAGACCATAGGGGATAATATGAATAACTTAAAAAATAATAAAGATATTGCAAAGCGAGTAGTTGCACTTGTTTCTGCTATTTATAATTTAGATGATGCAGTTTTAGTTGAATTTAAAAACGAAGATGTCTTTCCTAATAAAGAAGTTACTGCATTTGCAACGTCAGATTTTAGAGTAGTCTATAATATTGATAGATTAAAGATTGCTCCAGATTATGAGCTTTACATTACAAGCTTTCATGAGATGCGTCATATTTATCAAAGATGCTGTATTGAGTTTGGTGAAAAATATCCAGACACTTTTAATGCACCAAAAGAAAGAATAAAACAATGGGAGTATGAATTTAAAAACTATTATGTAAGTCCTGTAGAAAATGATGAAAAGTATCTAAGACAAGATGTAGAACTTGATGCCATTTCATTTGCTTACTTTATGATGGATTTAATATTTGATGCTAAAGTAGTATTACCAGATCCAATTAAGGATGATGCAATTAAAAGGGCAAAAGAAATAGAAGATAGTCTATCAAATAATAAATATATTAAAGCATTAAAATTAAATAAGTAATTATAAGTTGTGGTTATTAATTTAACTGCAACTTTTTTTATTTTGGTTATAAATTGGCTTTTATTTCTCTTTAACTTTTAGAGGGAAAACTCTCGAATAAAGTTTAGGAGGTTTCATCATGGATGAAAGAAAAGCAAATATTACAAAATATCTTAATTCAATGAATCATATAAAAAAGCTGTATGAAGATAGTCTATTAAATAAGGACGAATATGAAAAAGCAAAGGTTCTTTTAAAAGAAAAACATTGTATCAATTCTAATACAATATGGGGTTCAAATCACTTGCTATAAGTTGAAACTAGAGGTAATATGCTACACGACAAAAGGAGGACAAAATGAAAACAGAAGTAAAAAAGTTAGCAGTTAAGAAGACTTTAGAAAGAAAAATTAATGTGTGTGCTTATGCTAGAGTTTCATCATCAAAAGATGCAATGCTTCATTCTTTATCTGCTCAGGTAAGTTATTATAGTTCTTTAATTCAGTCCGATGCTAGGTGCCTTTATGTTGGAGTGTATGCTGATGAAGGTATAAGTGGAACTAAGAAAGAAAGACCAGAATTTTTAAGAATGATTGAAGATTGCAAAGCAGGTAAAATCGATGTTATTGTTGCTAAGTCAATAAGCAGGTTCGCAAGAAACACAATAGTATTATTAGAAACAATAAGACAATTAAAAATCTTAGGAATCGGAGTTTATTTTGAAGAACAAAAGATTTATACCTTAAGTGGTGAAGGTGAACTTTTAATTACAGTACTTGCTTCATATGCTCAAGAAGAAGCTAGGTCAGTTAGCGAAAATATGAAGTGGCGAATTAAAATGAACTTTCAAGAAGGTAAACCATGGGGTGCATTACTTTATGGATACAAAGTTGATAAAGATGAATACACCATCATTGAATCAGAAGCAGAAGTTATAAGACTTATTTATGAATTATATCTTGGAGGGCTTGGTAAGGAAGGTATCGCAAGAAAGCTTAATGATAGGGGATATCATACCAGAATGGGCAGTAAATGGAGTGATAGTTCAGTAAGACATATATTAACTAATTACGATTACACAGGAAACCTTATTCTTCAAAAGACATATAAACCAAGTTATCTAACAAAAGAAAAAAGAAAGAACAATGGTGAGCTTATTAAGTATCACGTAGAAGAACATCACGATCCAATTGTTGATTTAGAAACTTGGCAAAAGGTACAAGATGAAATAGAGCGTAGGAATGCTAAAATTAAAAGACAAGAGAGTCCTGAATATACTCCTTTAAAAGGTAAAGTTGTATGTGATGATTGTGGTAAAAACTATATAAGAAAAATAAGCCCATATAGGACTTATTGGATATGTGCTAAATATGCAAGACTTGGTGCTAAAGGATGTCCTTCCAAAAGAATAGGTGAAGATGAACTTATTAGAATAGTTTGTGAAATACAAAATTCGACAAAATTTGACAATCGTTTTGTTGAAGAAAACATCAAAGAAATTAGAATATCTGGATACACTGCAATTGTTATATTAAATGATAAAACGAAAATTATAAAAGAATGGAAGGTTCATTCAAGAAAAGACTCGTGGACTAATGAAATGAAAGAAAGTGCCAGAAAACGAGAATTAGAAAGGTTAGGTAAATAGTATGGCGAAGATTACAGTAATACCTCAAACAAGAAACACTTTAACAAGAATACCAATAAGCGAATTTTCAAAAAGAAGGGTTGCTGGTTATGCTCGTGTTTCAACAGATCTAGAAGAACAGGTTACATCATACGAAGCTCAAGTTGATTATTATACAAAATACATCAAAGCTAATCCTAATTGGGAGTTCGTAGAAGTTTATACTGATGAAGGTATCAGTGCAACAAGCACTAAAAATAGACATGGCTTCAACAGAATGATTAATGATGCACTTGCAGGTAAAATAGATTTGATTGTAACGAAGTCAGTTTCAAGATTTGCAAGAAACACAGTAGATACGTTAGATACGATTAGAAAGTTAAAAGCATCTGGAGTCGAGTGTTACTTTGAAAAAGAAAACATTTATACCTTTGATGGTAAAGGCGAATTAATCTTAACTATTATGTCATCATTAGCTCAGGAAGAAAGTCGTTCAATATCAGAAAACGTAACATGGGGTAAAAGAAAAGCATTCAGTGATGGAAAGGTTGGACTTCCTTATAAGGCTTTCTTAGGATATAAAAAAGGTGAGGATGGTTCCTTAGAAATAGTAGAGGAAGAAGCGGTTATTGTTAGATTGATTTACAGCCTTTATTTAGAAGGTTTATCTATTTCAACAATATGTGATAGACTTAGTGAACTTGGATATAAACCAAAATTAGAAAAGTCTAAAGGTTGGCACGTCTCAACAATTAACAGCATACTTCACAATGAAAAATATAAAGGTGATGCTTTACTTCAAAAACATTACACAGTTGATTTTCTAACAAAGACCAGAAAAGTAAATAATGGTGAGGTGCAACAATATTATGTTGAAAATCATCATCCAGCAATTATTAGTAAAGAAGAATGGGACGATGTTAGAGCAGAAGAACTTAGAAGAAAAGCTCATAGACGAGCATACTCTGGTAAGGGCATATTTGGATGCAGAGTTATTTGTGAAGAATGCGGTAGTGCATTTGGAATAAAAGTATGGCACTCAAATGATGAATATAAAAGGCAGATACTTCAGTGTAATGACAAGTACAAAGTCAAAGGTTCATACTGCACCAATACCCATATTGGAGTTGAGGAATTTCAAGAAATGTTCTTCAAAGCCTATAACCTTTATATGAATGGAGTAGAGCAGGTCATTGAAGATATAGAATTCCTTATTTCTAATTTAACTAATTTCACAGATTTAGATTTGGAAATCACAAAGACAAATGACGAAATTGAAATAATAAGAAATATGGTAGAAAAGCTTGTAAGAGAAAATTCATCAACCGCTATGTCGCAGGATGATTACCAGAAAAGATACAATTCACTTTATGATAAATATGAAGTGTTGGAAGCTAAATATAATGAACTTACTGATAAGAAAAGTAAAGCACTTGCTCGTAACAGTTCTTTAAAACGATACATCAAAATATTAAAAAAGAACCCTACCAATTTGGTAGAGTGGGATAGTGCTATATGGGCTTTAGTAATCGATAGAGCAATAGTTCATAAAGATAAATCAGTGACCTTTAGGTTTATATGTGGTAAGGAAATTAAGATTGAATACTAAAAAATGAGTCGAGCAGAATGGCGAATTTGCTATTCTGTTTTTCTTTTGCTTTAAGTCGTATTCAAAAAAGGTACGCAATCGTACGAAATCGAACGTAAAAATACGTACGTACTTATTTGTATTAAAGTTGTTTTACTTAGACATTTTTTGAAATCTATAAGTCTTCTAGTAAGGCTTATTTTTTTTGCATTTTATAGGGTATTTTAGCTAGTTTTAGTTAGAATACCTTATTTTTTTATGCATTTATGAAACATTTAGATTTAATGACTATACGAGACTGACCACGGACTCGAACCATTAACTTACGGGTTTCGAATGTTAGTTTCTGATGGGACTCGAACCTATAAGAGATAATTATGGAAATATATTTAAAAAAATAGTATAATAATTTTAAGAAATGTGCGAACCATTTTTAATATTTATACACTATATAGGTGTAAGAGGTAAAAATTATGAATGATAAAGAACAATTAATTGAGCAATTAATAGAACAAATGGATAAAGTATTCTTTTATTGCGTGAAACGTTGTAATAGTAGAACAGATGCTGAAGACTTATCGCAAGACATACTACTTGATATTATAATTAATATTAATAAAGGTATTAAGATTGAAAACTTTGATTATTATATTTGGCAAATTTGTAAAAATCATTATAGCAAATATGTAGCTAGAATTGTTAAAGATAGAGATAATGTAATGTTTATTGAAGAGATAGATGAACCCGGGAATGAACTTTCTTCATTAGACAAACTAATAAATTCTGAAAAACTCGCAATGATTAATGCTGCAATTAAATTACTTTCAAGTGATTATTCTGAAATACTTTATTCATATTATATAGAAGATAGATCGTTATCATTTATAGCTGAGAAATTAAATTTACCTCTT